CCATGCAACAGTCGGCGCGGTCAACAATACGGCGAGATTAAGAAAAGAATTGTCAAGAACAAGCCAAAAGACTTTTTAATTCAACTTACGGAAGCCCCCGAACCGCCTCTTGATATCTCTCCTTACAATGAACTGGCGCTAACTGGCGAGAACCAGCCGACAAAAGACCTGCTCAGCGCCTATATTCCAAGATTGGAAACTGCCGGCTTGTCGAATCTGTCCTATGGTCCTTTGGTGGCTAAGTGGGCGGAGACGTATCAAAACATTTGTCTTTTTGAGTGGCAGTTGTTGGCTTTGTCTGGTCAGTTGTCGCACGATGAGAATGGTGACCTACAGTTCCGTGAATCTTTATGCAGTACGGCTCGTCAGAACGGTAAGTCGGTTGGGCTTGGTGCGATGATCGGTTGGTGGCTAACTGACTTTGCTAGGTTGCGCGGCCAGCCTCAAAACATCTTGTCGGTCGCTAACCGTTTGGATCGTGCTGAAGCGATCTTTAATAGTTTGGCTCCGTTGCTGGTGGACTTGTTTGGTGCTAAGGCGATGAGGACGTTTGGTCGTAAGTCGGTGACTATGCCGGACGGATCTATGTGGGAGGTTCGTGCAGCTTCTCCTAATTTGCATGGTGGGTCGTATGACCTGATCGTTGTGGACGAACTTTTTAACGTCTCGGAAAAGTGTTTGTCGGAGGCTTTGCGTCCTTCTCAGATTGCGCGCAAGTCTCCTCTTTTGAGTTGCTGGAGTACGGCTGGGGATGAGTCAAGTGTGGCGATGATTCATATGCGGGAGACGGCTATAAACGAAATAGAAAAGCAGGAGTCGTCACGGCTTTATTTTGCTGAGTGGTCTATTGGCGATAGGGACTGGCGTAACCCTGAAAACTGGGTTTACGCTAATCCTGCGTTGGGTAAAACGATTACGATTGAGGCGCTTCAGGCGGTGTCAAAGAAAGACAGTTTCCTACGCGCTCACCTCAATATGTTTATTAGCAGTCGAGGCAGTTGGCTAGACGAAGGCGTTTGGGGGTCCTGCAAGATAGACGGCCCGATGCCGGACGGCGGTGTCCTAGCTGTGGAAATGAGCATGGACACAAACCGTTATGTGGGCGTGAGATCGTCAATGGTTGATGGGATTGTGACGACATTTGTGGAGTTCATTGTAGATAACGAGACTGCGTTATGGTCGGAAATTGATCGAGTCATGGCCGACAAACTTGTCGCTTTGGCGATCACGCCAACTCTTGAAATTCATGCACCGTTGGGTTTGCGTCGCCGTATGACCGTGGTCGGTCAAGCGGAACTAATCAAGTTCACGGGTCTAGCGCAAAAAATGATCCTTGAAGGTCGTGTCAAGCATTTGGGGCAACTCACTTTGTCGGAACACATGAACCGCGCAGTCTTACTTAAAACAGGAATGGGGGTCACTCTTTCGCACAAGTCAAGTCCAGGACCCATCGAGTTGGCTAAGTGTGCAGTGTGGGGCATTGCTCTCTCTAGCAAATATCAGAATCGCGCTAAACCCATCATGGTGGTCGGGTGAAGTATTGTGATGATGTGATGGGCAGGTGTCGGGCTTGCCCATCACACCTTTAACGATTGGAAACAACTGTGGGCATATTCTCAAGACAAGTCACGAAAGCAGCAGTCTCACCCGTTGACGATTCCCATAAGGCCGCAGCTGCTGGATCGTACGGCACCTACCAATCTAACCAGGGCGTCAATTTTATTGGTCAGTACTACGCCTATTATGAAGGCGAAGCCCGCAACCGCGCCAACAGCATCCCGACGTTAAGTCGAGCGCGTGACCTTCTTGCATCAGTTATTTCGTCAACGCAATTGAAGATGTATTACGAAAAATTTAACGATGCAACAGGCGAAATGGACTGTGTTTACATTGCTCCGCGCACTTGGATACGCCAACCAGATCCGACGATCCCTTATGCCACGCTCATGGCTTGGACGCTAGATGACCTCCTGTACTACGGACGCGCCTTCTGGTTTATTACCTCAAGAACCGTTGACGGTTTTCCCGCATCGTTTACAAGATTGCCCGCAGGCTCTGTCAACACAACCGATCAGGCTGGACCCGTATGGTATGCACCTTCTAAAGAAGTGTATTTCCAAGGCGGAATGTTAGACCCGAACGATCTTGTGCAGTTCATTAGTCCAGTGCAGGGCATCGTGTACCAATCGCAGACCGCTATAGAAACGGCGCTTCGTGTTGAGTCATCTCGTTATCGCAATGCAGAAAGCCTTTTGCCTTCAGGTGTTTTGATGCAAACTGGCGGCGAACCCCTGTCAGCGCAAGAGTTAGCCGACCTAGCGACAGCGTTTAACTCTGCTCGAGTAAACAACCAGACTGCGGCACTTAACGAGTTCCTTAAATACGAGGAAACTAAGGCGTTGCCGGACAATATGTTGATGATTGAATCCGCAGACTTTAGCGGAAAAGAGATGTGTCGCCTTGGCAATATCCCGTTTTACCTTGCTGGTTTTGACATTGGCTCGTATCAATACACGACCTCAGCTGGCGCCCGCGAGGACCTTTACCTGTTCGGCGCACGCCAGTACCTTGACTGTGTTTCGCAGACCCTCAGCATGAACAATGTTTTGCCTCGCGGAACGCTAGTCAAATTTGATATTGACTCGTACTTAGAGTCAATGATGAAAGACGAAACGACGACCGAAACTCCCGACATCACAGAAACTATTGAGGAGACGAATTCATGAAACTAACTCTTTCCGCAGGCTTTGCAATTGATGTTGAAGCCGCAGCTGGTGAAGCACCGACCCGCACAATTTCGGGAGTGGCCGCACCTTATGGAATTTCCGCACAAGTGAGCGATGGGACCTCGGTGCAGTTTTCACCAGGCTCGCTACCCGTTGACGGTAAAGCACCAAAATTGTTTATGTACCACGACTCAAGTCAGCCCGTCGGCCTTGTGACTTCACGCACCGAAACGCCTGAAGGAATGTTGTTCCAGGCAAAAATTGCCTCAACGCCCGCTGGGGATTCTGCGCTCCAACTCGCCAAAGAGGGCGTGCTAGATAATGTGTCAGTTGGTGTAGACGTTCTTACAAGCACCCGTGCAGAGGACGGAACCATCATCATTACCTCAGCCGTATGGCGCGAACTGAGCCTTGTCCCCATACCCGCATTCAGCGGTGCTACTATCACAGATGTGGCCGCTTCAGCAGACACAACCCCCGACGAAATCTCAGTAACAGAACCACAAGTCGAGGAGACAATCATGTCGGAACACATCGAAGCCGCAGCACCTGAAGCCGCGCCAACCGCACCCACCATTTTCGCATCGGCGAAGAAGGCTCCGCGCCTTCCGTCGGCTGGCGAGTGGATGGCCGCTTTCCACCAGGGCGGAGAAACTTTCGCCAAGGTAAACGCATCGGTCAACGATTGGAAGGCTGAACATCAGTCAACCTACGAAGCAGCTGCTGGCGATATCGCCACGACCAACACTCCAGGCTTGCTCCCCGTGCCGGTACTCGGACCGTTGGTGCAGAACATCAACTTCGTCCGTCCAGTCATCAACCGCCTTGGCGCTCGTGCCTACCCAGACAACGGCCAGCAAAAGACCTTTGTCCGTCCGACCATTACGACCCACACTTCAACAGCTGCACAGTCCGCAGAGTTTGACGCAGTGTCGGCCACCACGATGGTGATCGCCTCGAATACGATCAGCAAGACCACAGTTGCCGGTCAGGTTTCGTTGTCAATGCAAGACATTGACTTCACCTCACCCGCAGCAATGGAATTGATCATGGCCGACCTTATGGGCGAACTCATGCTTAAGACCGACGACATTGCAGCCGATGCACTTCTCACCGCTGCAACCTCATCGGGCGTATGGGATCTCACCGCTGTTGACTTGATGAAGTCGCTTTACGACGCCGCAGTTGACGTCAGCAATGGCACCAACTTTTTCCCAGACACCTTGTTCGTCAGCCCAGACGTATGGGGCCAATTGGGACAGGTTGTTGACTCCAGCAACCGTCCACTGTTCCCGTATGTCGGTGCACCTGGTCTCGCAGGACAGAACGCAATGGGTGGCGGAAACGCAACCACTTGGGTCGGCTCCAACCCGCTCGGACTTGAAATTGTCGTGGACAGTAACTTCGCTGCCAAGACCATGATTGTCACCAACGCTTCCAAGGCATTCGAGTACTACGAATCAGTACGCGGAATCTTGAGCGTTGAGCAGCCTGCCACCCTCAGTCGTTTGTTCTCGGTTCACGCTTACTGCAGCACCTTTGCCGCAGTCGGCTCCATGATCCGCAAGATCACACAAGCCTGATCGGAGGCCGTCTTGACGGCAACATACACACTCCAGACTGCGGTCATCGTTCCGGGTTATGTTTGCGTAACAACGCTCACCCCAAACGAGATCGTGGTCGGTGCAACGATCACAGTTGCAGGTGCTGGAGCAGAGTACGACGGTTCAAAAACCGTTTACGCGATGCCCCAATACTTGCCGATCAATGTTGACACCGAAGGGCTTATCGAATACGACACTTCTTACCCTCTCGCTAACGCGTTGATGTGGGCGGAAACACAAACTCCGATTGAGTTGCACGCGATCACGGGCACTGTCAGTTTTGCTCAGGATTGCACTTGGATCACCGCGCAGGATATTGAGAACTATTTGACGGTCCCGTTACTCGGATCTAATGACCAAACATTCTTAATTCAGTGTGCGTCAGCTGCGAACGCATTCTGTTACCGTCGCCGCCAAGAGTCGGGCTACATTGATCCGCTCGCGACTTCGCCGTCGGGTGATGTCACCCTCGGGACGATCATGTACGCCTCGGCCTTGTTCCGCCAAAAAGGATCTATAGACCAGTTCGCCTCATTCACTGACATGGGCTCAGCGCCCGTTGTAGGGCTCTCAGGGATAGTCAAACAACTGTTGGGCATCAGCAGACCGCAGGTGGCTTAAATGCCCGTAGCGAACGCACCAATCATCTATGACGATTCAATCCAATATGACCAAGCGAGCACTCAATACAACCAGTCGCAGTACTCCGATTTTCTTAACGATGCTTTTGATGATCTGGTCACTATTCTGCAAGGCATCACGGGCCTTAGGGTGGTTGACGATCCTCGCAATATCAGTCCACCTTGCGCTTTTGTGGATGCTCCATCCGTCGAGTCGTTCAACGGCAACATCGTGACAATGACTTTCCCTGTCACCCTGATCTCTACGGGCCCCGGCAACCTTGACGCACTACGCCAACTCCTTAACTTGACGGCAGCTCTTATCATTAAAAACATTGCGGTCATGTCGGCATCACCGAAAGTAGTCACGCTCGGCGGGCAAGAATTCGCGGGTTATGAAGTCATCATCCCATTACAGGCACAGAACGGATAGTCATGGATCGTTACATAATCAGTTCAATTCGAGTCGGCGAGATCGGTACCGCGTTCGTCGCGTCACCGTCTGACGACATTGAATGGTTGCTCGCTGGAGGGTTCATTCAGCGTTCCGACACCCACCCGTCTAAGGGTGCTAAATTAGCGACGAAGCCCGACGCGACCAAGAACACAAAGGATTGATCCGTCATGGCAACTTCTACATATCTCTCAAACCCAGTCATCTCAATTGGTGCCGTGGATATTTCGGATCAGTGCACCGCTGCAACCTTGACGCAGACAATCCAAGAATTACAAGCAAATGCTTTTGGCTCGACTGCCGTTGCCTATGTCGCAGGTTTGCAAAACAACTCTTTGACTCTTGACCTGTACTGGTCAACCGCCGCTTCCGAAACCTACGCAACTTTGAAGTCGCTTGTCGGCACTGTCATCACCACGATCACCATTAAAGGATCGTCGGCCGCTACCAGCGCAACCAACCCGTTAGGAACTTTGACCGGCAGCTTCTTGCCAACCTTGGCTCCCGTCTATACGCTCGGGGCCCTCACCACTTGCTCCGTAACTTTCATGGGCGGCACGTTCGCCTGGTCGGAAGCCTGATCTAAAACCTCAACAGAAATGAGCCCGACATGAAGTTAACGATCCGATTCGACATCGGTTACGGACCCGCCACAATTACGACAACGCTTTCAACGCTCGTCGCATGGGAACGCAAATTCAAAATGAAAACGTCTGACCTTGCCGACAACTTTGGTATGGAGGACATGGCGTTCATGGCATGGCACTCAGCCAAAGTCCAAACCGAACACGGCCAGTCAATTCCAAGTGAATTTGACTCGTTTGTTAACAAACTTGTTGAGATTGAGATCGTGAGTACTGCGTCCACAAACCCTACGAAAGCGGATCACACCGCCACTCTCTAGCCCAACTTTTAGTCATAACAGGGTGGTGGCCACCTGGTATAGACTTTGACTCGGACGACCTCTCGACAGTCGCCACGATCTTAAAGGAGAGGTGAACCATGTCAATATCTGTTGATGGGCTTGAGTCCACCTTGAAAGCCCTCCAAAAAGTTAAACCTGAGGTTAAAAAACAGTTCTTTAAAGACGCTAAAAAGATTCTTAAACCTGTTATTGATGAAGCAAAGAATTTGTATCCGTATGGCGACCCAACTAAAAAGAATGGCGCTTGGCCGTCTGGTATAAGTCGGACTTGGGCACCTGGTGGCAGAGGTTTGTTCCCGTATTCTCAGACCGCAGCTGTGCGAGGTATCTCTGTCAAGACTTCTTTGTCAAAGAAAAACGATGCTGTTCTGACGATTGTTAACAAAGACGCGGCCGCTTCCATTGTGGAGTTTGCTGGCACTAATCCGAATCGTCTTGCTGATGCTCTTAACGGTTGGGGCAATAAACCTCGTGTTATGTGGCGTGCGTATGAAAACAATGCCGGAGCAATTGAATCCGAATTAGCACAGTCCGTTGATGAGGTTATGAAGCAGATCAGCCAGTTAACGAAAGCGTTGGTGTTGTAATGGCTATTCGAATACCAATTATTAGTGATTTCCAAGATAAGGGAATTAAAGAGGCTCAACGCCAGTTTGGAAAATTTAAGGCTGCGGTTGCTGACGCCGACGGTGGGATGGGCAAATTCAAGGCTGGCTCTAAAGTCGCTTTTGATGCCGTTAAAGCAAACGCCGCAACTTTTGCTATTGCAGGTGGCGCGGCTATTGCAGGCTTTGCAACAAAAGCAATAGGAGCATTCCAAGACCTTGCGTTAGCGTCAGGCAAGTTTGCGGATGCTACAGGTTTAGCAGTTGAGGACGCATCACGATATTTAGAGGTTGCAGGCGATCTAAGTATCCCAGTGGATGCTGTTGAGGGTGCTATCGGTCGCCTTAACAAAACGATTGGTGCTGACCCTGACAAAGTTCGTAACCTTGGCGTAGATATTCAATATCTTAATGATGGTTCGTTAGACGTCAACGCAACATTTTTAAACACGATTGACCGCCTAAAAAAGATTAAAGACCCAGCCGATAAAGCAAGAGTTGCGGCGCAACTGCTTGGCAAAGGCTGGCAGTCCATGGCCGAACTTATTGAGATGGGCGCGGACGATCTTAAAGCCTCTTTAGATTCGGTGTCGAGCGCGCAAGTGATCTCGGATGAGGAACTGGCAAAGGCTAAAGAGTACCGAGATACTGTTCAGGCTCTTGGTGATCTTTGGAATGCTTTTGTTATTAACGCTGGCGGTGTATTTGTCACCATCGCGGCTGACTTAAAAGAATTGACAAGCGGTTGGGAAGGATTCGGCGAACAACTCAAAAAGGGACCTGCTGGTCGGATTCTAAGCGAAATCTCTGGTTTGTTTAACGACAATGAAGAGGACGCTAAAGCGGCAACAGAAGCAGCAGAACTTCTTGGTGACGCTTATGCTGGTTATGTCAGTTCAAGGCTTGCGGAAGGTCGCGAGGAAATGGCTTTGATGAACCTCCAAATTGAGGATCAAGCCGAACAGTTAGCAATTACTGACCTTAAATGGCAGTCGTTAATTGGCACGCTAAAACTTGATAGTGCTATGGCTGACGCTAAAGAACAGTTGGCTGGTCTGAAAGAAAAAGCGGTTGAGGCTTTTGGCGGTTCAGAAGAGGCGGTTGATGAATATAAAGAAAGCCTGATTGATGCGCAGCTGATGGTTCTTGCTTTAGCCGGAACCGTAGCGTTAACTAATTCGCAAAAGAATCAAATTCGAATCCTTGTAGATACTCAACAGTTAGATCGCGCTATTAGCCTTATTGGCAGTATTTCTGCTGGCGGTTACACGCCTGCATCTAACGCGATGCGGTTCCGTGGCGCTCGAATGTCAGGCGGTCCAGTCGCACCAGGTGGCTCTTATCTTGTGGGTGAGCGCGGGCCTGAGTTGTTCACACCTTCGTCGTCAGGAAACATCACACCCAACGGGGCAATGGGTGGCAACACAATCACAGTCAATGTCCAAGGGGCAGACCCTAACGAAGTAGTTAGAGCGTTACAGGCGTACACCCGCACCTACGGCAAACTTCCGCAAGGCGTCCTATAGTGTCCGCGACAAACTGGACTGTTTCAATAGCAGGAACAGACTTCACTTCGAGCGTTCTTTCACTATCTTTAGAGATAGGTCGCAGAACATTCTTTGACGATTGGAGCGGAGGCAAAATTGCCGTGACGATCCGCAACCAAAACGGGCAGTGTTCAGATATTGCACAATTTGACATAATCGAACTACAAGACTTTTCATTATTTTTCGTGACAAATATTAATTTTAACGACGCGATTGCAGACAACGCTTCGACTTGCGTAGTTACTGGCATTGACGTAATTACAACGCTTTCTCAATATTACTTCGATACGTCAACCAGCTTTACCGAACCAGCATTAGATTATATTTACAACACTTTTGAGGCGACTGTAATTGGTCCCCCTTATATGGACCCGCCAGTAGCGTCCCGCACTACAACCAATAACAACGGACAAATCACAGGTCCATCTACTCTACTTAACTTCTTTTCTTCAATCCTGTTGGGCGAATGTGGAGCGTTAACAGCAAGTGGTAATACTATTACTTTGCACCCTTTTGAATCACCGCTTACAGCTGAATGGAACTTTGTCCTTGACGGAGACACCGGTATCCCATATTTTAGTTTGGATCGAATGGCAGGCACCGACCTACCAGCAAGCCAAGTGACAATAAATTACCAGACTGGCGAATCTGTCTATAACAACACTGACCCCACAAAGTTTCGTAGAAACTACACGCGCTACACGCAACTATTAGCGTCGACAGCTGCGAGCCAAGCCGAGTTTTATGCAAAAGCCTTGACAGACCCTGACGTGCTTTCGGGCTCTTTATCGTGGTTTGATTACGCAGCAGACCCTTTTGACAATGGTGATTGGTATTATAGTTTTGGGACAATACCGGGTGACTTTGCTACTCTTGCTTACAAGTTGCCGGGGCAAGGTGCTAATTCCGCTTTTGTCAAGATTGAGGGCATTTCTTGTCAGGCGACACCTTCGCAGACTATGTGGACTGTTTATTTTACTGATAGTCAATTGTTCGGTTTTGTGCTTAATAGTGAGTACAACGGCGTTTTAGGCGGGACAGGCATTTACTACGACTCACAGATCAACTACGATGAAGTAGGGTACACATACAATGACAACGTGGCCGACAACGGCTCACGATTAGGATGGTAAAACATGGCTAGCACATTCCCCACATCACTGGATACTTTCACTAATCCGACAGCTTCAAGCCTGTTGACTTCACCCTCGCACGCTCAACAGCACGCCGACATCAACGATGCGGTCGAGGCGTTGGAAACTAAGGTCGCTATCGGGAACACGGTTCTAGGGACCTACACGGCGTACACGCCGACATTTTCTGCAGGAATAACTGTCGGCAACGGGACTTTTTCTAGCGCATATGCCACAGTAAACAAATTGACGCACTACTACGGAAGTTTTGTTTTTGGAAGCACCAGCGCCGTAAGTGGTTCATCTCAGACTATTTCTTTGCCCACTACCGCCGATTCTTCATTTGCAGGGTTTTCTTTTTCGGGTTTTTTGGTTAGTCAAGTTCTTTACTACGACCCCAGCGCATTTGTTTCGGTGGTTGGGGCTTGCAATATCGTTAATACAACGACAGCTCGATTTTTTGTTGAAGCTGCCAGCGGAACCTACACAACTTTATCCACATTAAGTTCAAGTGTCCCGTTTACTTGGACTACAGACGACCGCATTTATTGGAACTTCCTCTATAGAACGGCATGAACATGAACCTATTAGCAGACCACGAAACTGAAGCACCCGACGAATGGCTCATGGAACGCATGAGACTACGCAGGGACGCACTCCTAGTCGAATCCGATTGGGCCATGATCTCAGATACACCAACCGACAAAACAGCATGGGCGACCTACCGCCAAGCCTTGCGCGACTTCCCC